GTTGCGCGAGCCTTCCGCTATTGCGGCTTCTGTGGCCGTTGCGCCCGACGTACCGCCAAGGTTGGCTTCTTGCTGTCCTACCGCGCGCAAATAGTCTTGGTAGGCAGGGCTGGGGTCGTACAAGGCAGGGTCAATGCCCGGCCCCGCGTGGGCTTGCAGTACGTCTTGTATCTTTTCGTTTGGCTGCAAGCCTTGCAGTTCAATAACGCTGTGCGCCCGCGCGGACTGTATGTCGTCCTTTTCGTCAGGGTTTAGAATACCGGACCGCACATAAGTCTTTGGCCTGTTGGCTACGCGGTGTTCTCTTAAACCTTGACGGTTGCGGTTCACTTCCTTCTGCATATCGCGCATCAGGCGCACGTCTGACGGCGGGATAACGCTGTCGTCGTCATACACTTCATTTACAACAAAAGGGAACCACGGGAAGAAACGCTCTAACCATATTTCGGGGGACGCGGGTTCTTGTAGGAAGTCACCGTAGCCGTCGCATACTGTCATACTCATACCAGTAGAGCGGTCATATATTTCCCATACCGCGTGGTATGTCTCGCCCTTGTGGTCCCGTCCGTCAATCTCGCGGTACTGGCCCCTGTCCGTCTTGAGGTACGTCCGCGCCATTGCTTCGTTGTTTGTCGCGGACGCTGACATAGATATGTCTTTCTGGTAGACTTCTTTGATCCGATTGCTTGTAAGGTAGTATTCCTCTGCCGCCCAAGTCGCGCCAACAAAGCCGCGAAGCTGTTTAATTTCCGGGTCAGGAATAATGGACGTACTATCGGGGTAGTTGAACGTAAGACCCTCGCGCACGACGGTCTGTTCTTGGTTCATAAGTTGATCTAGGACCAGCCGCAGTTCTTCTGCTTCGGCTGCGTTCTCGTCAAACTCCCCGTCCGCCATGTCCGCAGCAAGTCTTTCTATTGCGGACAAGCGTTGTTCTGTAGCCTCAATCCGGCGGTCTATGTCTGGTTGGCGTGCCATAACCCGTTCAAAACCCACCTTAACGTAGCCCACCGCTGTTGTAAGCGCGCGTCTGACCGTGGCCTTCATCTGTACTTTAAAGGGGATAGGCTGTTCGTCTATCTCATGCTCAAACATAAGTTCCAGAGACTTTGCCATCTTATCTAGCATAGCTGTCTGCTGCATGGTTGTTTGCGCGTCTTGTAAGATAGCCATTGCTTGCGGGTCTGGTATGCCCATCTGCATTGTCTGCATGGCCGTCTGTAGGGACTGGCTGTTGCCGTCCCACACGGTTGATAACAGCCGTTCTTTACGTCGGGCTACAACCTTGGGGTTCTTGCCGTATATGGACGCTGTACGGCTCTGTATGTGCCGTAAAGTGATGTTAGCCACATAGCGGTCATTGATTGTTTCGTTAAAGCTGGCGTGGTCCGCTGCCGTTGGGTTTTCTTGCCACTGGTTGCCCGCTGCAAACCGCTGGTCCTCTAACATCCGCTTAAAGGCGTTTTGATGCCAGAACTCTCTCGCGTCACGAACGCAGCTTGTCCACTGTGCAACCAGTGCCGCGCGCGCGGGAGCGGGGTCGGGAGCGTCCCGTTCGATAGTAGATTGCTCTTGGGCTTCTTCCATCATTTCGGGGTTTTCATCATAGTTCTGCATATTACCAGCCCTCAGTTATGCGCTTGCGATTGGCGTCTTTTTCCTGACGCCTTGTTTGTTGAAGTAGTCTTTGAAACGTGCCGGGGCGTCCGAAGCTACGGGCGTTTCTTACGTCCGCTGCCGACACCTGTTGGTTTAATCCCAGTCCAATATAAGCCATTGCGTCCACAAAGTCGTCGTGCGCCCCGTGCGGGAACTTTAGTATCTGATCGCGGGCTTCGGGCCACCAGTGCGCAAAAGACGGGAAGAACACTTTGCCCATCGCCATGCGCCCTTGGATGGACTGCGCGCGTGTTTGTTTGTCCGCTATGGGCGTGACTTCGATAAGGGCTGCGTACACCTGTTCTTCGTGCATCCGCTTGCGCAAGAACGGGCCGAGTGACTTAGTGATTTGTCCGCGCTCTGCCCACCAGAAGGTAGGTTTGTGCTGCGCCATAAGAGATAACATTTTTTCTACGGCCACGTCCGCCGCAAACTGGCCCCACTGCGTTGTCGGTAGTATCCAAATGTTGTCGTTCTGATCTACGCCGCAAGTAATAAGGGCCGTCTTGTCGCGCGCTTGCAGTGTAGAAACCGCGTGGTCGCTGGCCGCATAGTGCCGTAGGTTGTCCGGCAGTTCGTCTTGCTTATAGGTTTTGATCCAGTCCGCTTGGAAGAAAGAACCCTCCTCTGCGGACGGACGGCCTTGGTACAGGGCTTGGAAACCTCTGGGGTCCAGACGCCGCTGCCTCTCAAGAAACGATACGCCAAAACGCTTGGGCCATAAAGCCTCTCCCGGCTGGCGACCTAGAATATCCCCCTCTACGGCCAGCGCGGGCAAGTCCACGACTTCCCACTCTTTCGCTTCGTCTTTGTCGTAAAAAGGGTTCATCGGGTCCGTAAGTCGTCCCACCAGATCGTCACTGTGCCAGCGCGTCTGAATAAGCATAATCCACGCATCGTCCGTCATTAGACGTGTGCCGATAACTTGGCTGAACCACGACCATAGGTTTTCACGGATTAACTTACTGTCCGCCTCTTTGCGGTCTTTGATGGGGTCGTCAATGATTAGCCCGTGTCCGCCACGTCCGGTAATGGACCCGCCACGTCCGACAAAAGCAAGGATGCCGCCGTCCGTGGTCTGAATAAACTGAGACGACTGCTTGTCGTCGCGCAACTTGTGGTCCGGGAACACTAACTTATGTTCAGCCGAGTTAATATAATCCTTAACCGCCGACCCCACGTCGCTCGCATAGGTCTCGTTATATGTGCCAAAGATAAGGGAAAGTTCGGGGTGTAGGGCCGACCAGTAGGCCGCAAACTTCTTGGACGCCAGTTCCGTCTTTCCGTGCCGTGGACCCATGTTTACAATAAGACGCTTAACGCTGCCGTCCAAAAGGCCCATGAGTTTGCGCGCTAGAAATTCATGGTGTGCGCCCGTGTCATACCGCGACCTTGGGATGGTCGCAGGGTCTTTTGGGTCCGGCATAGTAAACCGAACATAATCCAATATATCGTCTTTAGCTAAGTCCGCAGCCAGTAGCCTTTGCAGTATTTCTGCACGACGATTTGGTATGGCTGCGTGTGCGTTCATTACCAGCGGGCCTTTCCGTCGCGCACGTCTATGTGCGTGAAACTATTGTACTTACCGACGCCGCCAGCCGGGTTGTTTATGTTTGCCCACTTGTAGACTTCTGCGGGCGAAACGCGCGATACCACTACGTCCGCTGCCGTGCCTTTAATGTGCTGGGAGTTGGTCGCGCCGCCTACGGACTTGTTATGGCTTTCGGACCTGTAGCCGCTGTTAATCACTACGGACTGTCCAAAGTGCGCGCGAAGTTCTTCCAGCAAATCAATCAGCTTCGGGGCCATCCCGCCGGGGGGCAGTGCGCCCGTGCCGTGGCAGCGAAATTCGTCCTCATGGAAGTGTTCAGATAGCTGGCCCTCTGGCAGCTTCTTTGACTTTAGTTTATCCATTAATTTACCCATCGGTCATATCCTTTATCTTTGCTTCCAAAGTTTTCAGCCGTTGATCCATGCGGCTTATGGTAAGTTCTATTTCTCTTTGTCGTGATATGGCGTTGGTAACTAATTCTCTGGGAATAAAATTACCTACCTTCCCTTCTATGTTGATCACTTTATTGGATAGTAACTCGCGCTGGTGTTCATTAAAGCTAACCCTTTCAGTCAGTTCGAAGTACGCTGTTGCTGCTACACCCAGCCCGAAAACAAGGGCGATTAAATTCTTTAGCGGTATGGTAAACTTTGTTTCTTCTGATAATTCAGCCATTGCGTGTTCCTATCGCGCTGAAGCCAAAGTAGGCCGCTGTTACGCCAGACGCAGCCACTACATATACAGACGCAATATCTGTCAGTAATGACGCCGCCTTGTCCAAGCCAAGCCAAGAGGCTGAGACTATGACTAGCGGGTAGACTAACATCCCAGACAATGCCGCCCACGTCATACGTCGTTGAGCATCTCGCTTCGCGTCGGCGTCTATAATTTGTCTACGTCTGTCGTCGAGCA